AATTCAGATAGTTGGAAAGAATAAAGGACATGCTTCTTCACCTCTCATAGGGCTTCATAATCCCCGGCGCCGTACGGATCGTACATTGCCGGGCTTAAAAACAAATTCTGCTCCGCGGCCAGCTGATTGCGCTCCGAAACCAACTCCGTCGGCTCGGTGTCAGCAGGGACCCCGCCGTACATACCGAGGAGCCAGGAGAGCGCCTGGCTCGCGGCGTCCACCTGGTCGTCATGCTTGCCCGCGGGGAATACGGAAAACTCATCCACGAAGTCATTGACCCACGCCTCCCCCACCGGAAGGAGGACGTTGCCGCTCTCAATGGCCGGGCTCACCGCGTTGGCACGGGCGACCTTGCCGCCCTTCGGATTGACCCCGATGACGCCGACGAACATCTGCCGCAGAGTCTGGATGATGGCGCTGCCGTTGGCCTTGTCTTCGATCACGAGGTATCGGGCCTCGGGGAACATGCGCTTCACCGTCACGATCGCCTGCACAGTGCCCGGGAAATCCAGGTGCCGCTTCAGACCGTATCGCAGATAATAAAACGCGCCGATCTTGCTCCAGACCTGGATCGCCACAAAGTCGTTGTCATCCGCGTCCTTGAAAGTCGCGTCCACACTGATAATCGTGAGACCGAAGGCCACGATGTCCCTGGGGTCGTAATACTTCCACCATTCCCTCCGGACAAGGTTGCCCCCTTCCACCCGGGGCGAACACTGATACAGCGCCTGCCAGGCTCGCAGGCCGCCCTCCTTGGGGTCGCTCAGGTAGCTCTGGCGAAACTGGGTCAGCCAGTCGTCGTCTTTTCCCAGCTCCGGACAGAGGGCCTGCCCGGGTACCCGCCCCAGCGGGTCGTCCTCCTCCGCCTCTACGGGGAGACGAAGCAGAACCGTGGTGGGCTCGTTATGCAGGAGCCTGGCGGCCAGGTCATCCTCGTGCCAGGGGGTCATAATGACGATTACCTTGGCACCCGCCGCAAGGCGGGACTTCAGGGTGTTCTGCCACTCAGCCCACAGCTTATTGCGGTAGGTCTGGCTGTCTGCCTCCTCCCTGTTCTTAATGGGGTCGTCTATAATAAGAAGATTGGCCGGGTTGCCCGTGATGCCGGACATGATGCCGCGGGAAATCATGCGCCCCCAGCCGTTGGAAAATTCAAACTCAGTCGTGGTCCAGATGCTCCCCTGCTCCACGCCGAACAGGCTCTTGCCGTACTGCTCGACCTTTTCCAGGTTCTTGCGCCCAAACCGTTTTGCCGTGTCGTCGTTATAACTCGCCTCTATGACCCGGTTCTTCGGGTAACGGCCCAGATACCAGCTGGGGAGGCTTTCCGTCACCGTGAGGCTCTTGCCGTGCTGAGGCGGGGTTTCAATGAGGAGAATGTCGTAGGCGTTCCCGGTGTCGGTCTCCACGAAGGCCTGCACCCGATCAGCCAGGTAATCGCTCATCCTGGTCCGCTTCCACGTGTCCCCGTGGACGTAGTACAAGTAGCGCCGGTAGCTTTTCCGGGCCAGCTCCCGCCGCGCCATCTCCTGCTTCAGGTATTCTCTGTCAGACAGCTCGGCCATCCGTTTCTCCTCTCATAAACAAAATGCGCCCCGGAAGCCGGGGCGCATGGAACAGGGTCACGCCAGATCCACGGTAACGGCGATTTCCGCCGTTTCCTCGGGAGCGAGGTAGTTGGTGCCCGCCGCTACAGAAACCGTCACCACGGCCTCACCGTCGGCCACAGCCGTAACGGTGACAGTGGTGTCGGACACACTGACCGTGCAGACCTCGGAATCCGAGCTCACGGCGCTAACCACGCCGTTGCCGTCGCGGGTGACCGTTGCCGTACCCGGCGTGGCAATCGCCGTCAGTTCCAAGCTGTCTGGAGCCACGGTGGGCGCAGCCGGCCTCGCCTTGGCAATCGTCCAGTCAAAGGACATCGCATCGGTGGAGCCGCTGAGCCAGCAGAAGCCGGTCTTCGGCGTAATCGTCAGCGTATAGCTGCCGGCGGTCGTGCCGCTGGTATCCCCGCCGAGGGTCATGGTGGCCTCGTTGTAATACCGCAGTATCGGCGCATGGGACTCACTGTCGTAGACAAACTGTCCGGCCACCAGCTTCGGCGGTACCGGCAGCACGGTGTTCCGCACCGCGATAGGCACGTTGATCGTCTCGGAAGACTCCGTGTGGGTCACCGTGATCGCCGTGTCATCCGCGTTTAACGCGGTACTGACATCCGGGCTCAGGGTGTAATCCGTAGACAGAACCACAGACTGCACGCCGTTGCTGTACTGAATCCCGATCACCATGCCGGTCGGATCAAACGTGTCCCCCGGCTGATAGTTCTGCCTGGACGGCAGAGACAGAATAATGAGACCGACGATGCCCAGACCACCGGCCTCCCCGGCCGCAACACCGGCGGCCCCCGCTTCGCTGAAAGCGTCCGCGCCGCAGGTGGGGCACAGGGACCGGGCAGCTGCGCCCAGGTTTGCCGCTTCCACGGCGGAGACCCTGTTGTACTCCGTGTAGGGCGCCTGAAACCGGCAACCGCACACCGGGCAGGAAAATACCCTGTCCTGCTGTGCGAGGTCCGTGTCCCCGGCGACCAGAATTGTTTTTGCCCTGTTTTCTCCTCCTGCGTCAGAAGGGTCTCCCGTCAGCCGGGAGACCCTTCCCTGATGTTACGGTGCTCAGGACAGATCCGGGCCCTGATAGAAGATGGCATCCGCCTTGTTGTTGAGGACGAAGGCATCATAAGAAACGCGGCCCTCGACCAGCCAGCCGGAGATGCCGGGAGCGTCGGTGTGGATCTTGTACTCAGAGAGCACAGTGGGAGCCACACAGGCGATGGGATGGGTGAGAATGAAGTCCGCACCGGTACCGCCCACGGAGGGCAGGCGGCTGGCGGGGACCTTGATGATCTTCACGCCGTCAACCTCTCCCAGCAGACCCTTGATCTGCATGTTCTGGGCGACGTCGCAGTCGCGCATGAAGGCGGAATCCTGCTTCAGCAGACCGGCCATCTTGTAGCTGACCAGGCACACACGGCCCTCGTCGGGCACGTTGGCATTGCCGAGGACCTCCTGCGCATACAGGAACTTCTCATAAGCCGTAGTCTTGGTGCAGGCAGTGGTGTCGGTGTGCCCGGCGGGGGCCGCCTTGGCGATCTGGAGGAAGGTATAGGTATCGACCTCAGGGATCACCTTCAGAGCCAGCTGACGGGCGACGGCCTTGCCGGCGTCGTTGACCATCATGGACTGATTCTTGTTCAGCTTGTCGATGGTGAAGGTCCAGCCGCGGTCCTTCCGGATCGTCAGGGTCTGGGTGTTGTTGCCCAGCTCGTCGGGGTTGCCGTAGCGGTTGCTGCCGCTGCGGGTGTAGTCGGTCAGATTCACGACCGGGATGCTGTACACCTTGACGGTATCAACGCCCTGCCAGTCGTAATCGTTGTTGGTCACAAGACCCTTCAGCGCGGCGCGCTGAAAAGCCTCATCAACCTTGTTGGAAAACTTGGTTGCGAGATCATAAGTAGCCATGTTTCGTTCCTTTCCGCACATATCGTGCATAAGCAGAAACACGGCCAAAGGTTACACGGCGTCAGGTCCAGATGAAGCCCTCGTCGAAGGCTTTTTCAAAAATACTCTGTTCTTTCTGCGGGGAGGTATCCCCTCCGCTCACACCCCTTACGGGGGACCGCGCCGCGCTGGCCGCGTTCTGCTTCAGAATTTTGTTTTCTTTCCGCAGAGTATCGGCGGCTTTTTTGCTCTCCTGATCGCGGTAGGCCAGGTAGGCCGACACAAGCGGAGCCCCTTTTGCCACGGCTTTTGCCACGTCATCGGGGATCTGCTTCACGTCTTTGAAGAGCAATCGGAACTGATCCAGCTCTGCTTTCAGGTTACGGGTCTTCTGCTGCACGGTGTCAGGAACCTCTGCGGGCGTCGGAACCGGATCCTTGATCTGGCCATCCACGACGTTGTAGACCTTGCCGCTGGCGGCCTCTTTCGCTACCAGTCTGGCCGTGGCCTCCGTCATGCCCGCGTCAATCTGCTCCTGATACGCGGCCAGGAAATTCCTGCGATCCTCCGCATCCTTCAGAGCGTCGAAGGCGTAGCCTTTCTGAAGCAGGGCTTTGAGATCCTCGTCGCCCATGGCGTCAATGTCGATTTCCTGCTCATGGTGGTTTACCTTCAGGGTCAGCTTCCTCGATGTCCTTGCCTCGGCAGGCTGCGCCCCGTCAGGCTTGCCTTCCGTGCCGGTCTCATCGGCGTCTGCCTGGTCGGGCCCGGTCTCTCCGCCCGTGGTAGGAGCGGCTCCCGTGCTCTCATTCCCCTCCCGGAGCAGAGCTTCCAGCGGATCCTCTTCCTGCCCGTCGGCAAGAAGCGCATCCAGGTCGCCCGGATTATCCGGGATAAGGTCGTTGCCCTCCTCCCAGCCGTCAGGAAGGATGGGCGGAACGTCCCCGAGGAACGATTCCAGTTCAGCGACTTCTTTGTTTTCTGCCATAGCAATTCTCCTTTCCCATGGTGAGGGTAAGCAGTCCTTCGCAAAATCACGAAATCGTGAGTTTTGCGAAATCAATATATTTGCAAAGGGAACACCTCGATCCTTGGTGGGGACCAGAGTGTTCCCTGTTGCACAGTATCAGGGGTGCAGGGGGTTACCGCACCACATTTGCGGTCCTGCCTGCACCCGGCCGGTTGTGGGTGTCGAACCCGTCTACTCAAATAATCAGTGAGATCCCGCGCCCCGAACGACCGGCATGTAAAGAGGGGCAGGAGGGTAATGTGTCAGGGAGTCACGTAACTGTGAGTACGTCTTAAAACACTTTCAAAATTTCAAAATTTTTCGGAGCCCTATTTCGAGGGGTACCGTCCCCCTCACTGCGCGGGCACCCGGGGGGTGGGCCTGCGGCGTATATGACATCGGGCATTTGCTTATTCAGCAAATGCTCTGATACCCTGAATCCCTTGTCCTGCAAGGGATTCAGGGTATCACGACATCAACCCGCGCAACCTGAAGCAACTTCAGGTTGCATCCTCGCCGTCTGCCAGTGCTTCAAGCTCTTGATCTGTCAGGCCTGACAGATCAAGAGACTTGACCGGCTTCCCGGACAGACCGACGTTGAAAGCCTCCGTCGGCTTTTCTCCGAGAGTGTCTCGGAGAAATCGGACCGACTCGACATCGCCCTTCAGACCGCCGTTAATGACCTGATACATCAAGCCATTAACGACGGTCTCATCCATCCCGAAAGCCCGCAGCTTTGCTGCGAGCTCTTCGTCAGGGACATCGAGCCGCATCATTTCCTGCAAAACGTCTCGCATGAGACGTTTTTTCCGCTTGGTCGCAAGCTCTTTCTTGCCAATCTGCTTATATCTCTCGGCTCTCTCCTCGGGAGAGAGCTTTGCCATATACTCACTGACGTTGTGCTGTCCCGGATACTGGGGCATCCCCCCGCCTCCCTTCCGTTTTTCCTCAGCCTACATACTACCACAGTCAAAAGCTGACATTCACTGACAAATTTGAAAAGACGGTTCCCTCCCGAGGGGATCCCTCGTCCCCTTTGTCGCGCACATAACGCGCCTTCCCACGCGGCCGTCAAGGTGGAGACCGAAGGTACTACCTTGACGGCTTGCGCGTCAGGAATCGCGGAGGGCTGTCGAAAAGCCGAGCCGCCGACCAAGGAGGGTCCCCCGACAGACCGCCGAAAATGCCGACGGGCCGACGGCGGGCCGGGTTCCGACGGGAACCGCCCGGCACTGAACCTTGAAAACTGAATACTTTCAGTTTTTCCCGCCTGATGAGGCCAGTCGGTCACTGGCCGAAACACCCCCTTCAGGGGTGTAGCGGG